GTATCGTAGACAGTCTGTAAACTACTATTAAAGTTTATGACTATCTCGCCTTCATATTCGCCGGGGTCTACATCAAGTATACCTCCTGCAAAATTAAAATATACCTTACCATCAGAACCATCAGTAAGTTTTGAAGTAGTAATTGTAGACAGCGTAGTTGTTGTACCTCGTAGTCTAAATTTAATTGAAACAGAAGTTGTAGCTGCTGATAAATCTACAGCTGAACCTGAAACATCATCCTTTAGAGTAAGAGTAATCTGCGGTAGTTCATCTCCTTTTACTAATTTTATAATATCAGCCATAATTTACCTCACGCAAATTTCTGCATCTGCACCCTTACGGATGATTTAGATGCACCTATATTAGTTCTAGCTCTACGCTCAGCCAAACCAACAGTGAACTGCTTAGCGTGATAGTTAGCTAGTTCACGGTCACTCCATGTTCTATCTGGTAGTACAAGTAGATGTTGAAGCGCTCCGTGCATAATTACATTCTCAAGCTCATCAAGAATGGTTTTATCCATCTGTGTAGCTGTTCTTAATGGCTTAAGACACACTATCATTCTAATGTCATAGTTAACAGCGTTATCTGGAACCGGTGCTACAGAGAAATGGTCAGGGTCTAACTGCGTAACATAACGTGGTTCAGACCGCTCATCGACACTTTGATTAGGCCACTTAGGGTAAATATCATATAAATCTTCAATAGTAACAGGTGTAAGTTTAGTCCCATTAACTGTGGCTGTAATAAACGCATGAACTTCTGCATCATTAGGAGTGTCATACGCATAGAAATGCGCCCCCGGAACCAAACGAATCTTTGGCTGTTCATAACGCCAAGCTAGAGTTTTTTCGCAAGCAACAATAGCTGCATCACGAACATACTGCTCTATGACTGGTGTCGGACATCCGGGGACACTAGGGGATAACCGCGTTACAATTTCATTAAAAGTTCTACTAGGCATTAGACAACATCCTCCTGTTCAAGTCCGCCGCGCTCTGGGTCAGTAATAGCTCTGCTCTGACCTGCTACACCAAGCGCTTGAGTGAAGGATTGCTGGAATAGCTCAGCTCGTTTTGAATTTACATGTTCATTATCGACGGACTCCGCAATAAACACTGTACAGTCTACAACCACTGGGAAGTAAGCATCAGGTAGAAGTGACACAGTAGTAGTACCATCGTAATCAGGAGGAGTCTGAGCATACTCACCTACCAATACCTGCCCACTAGGAGCTTTAGGATAGATAAAAAACTTATTAGCGTTTCGTACATGACGCATAAAATTAACAGCAGCACCTGCTGGGTCATTCATCCATGTAGGATATGCTTGGTCTAACGCCTCCCTGTTAGTTTCTATAACTCCGTTACCACCTTTAACAGAGTAAATTTCTATGAGGCGAATCGAATCCGACGGCATAGATTGCACTACAGAATCTGCAGTACATGTAATGTCACCAATGAAAGCAAACAAATCAGGGCGAAGCACAGCAATACGCTTCAATGCCTGATTAGCAAAACCCAACAACACCGTATCACTATAACGCTGTGGTGAGTTCGTATCTTGTAGGATACGTCTTACTTCTGTGATGACATCATCTAAAATCATTTAGGCAAACCTTTGCTTGCTTCCTCAGCTAACTCCTCTGGAGTATCATCACCTTTTTCTGGCAACTCAGTTTCCAAATTTACTTTAGCTTTACGAGTACTTTGTTTCTTTGTAATAAACCGTTCTGGGAATGCTTGTTCCTCAGTAACTTCTTCGGTGTTTGGATTCTCAGCTAGAATCTCATTCCAACCGTAAATCTCACCATCTTTTTTATTTCTCAACCATCTACCAGCCATTATTTTTTCCTCTCCAAAATTCGGCAGACAGATACTCACGACTTCTTCCAGTTAACCCTACTAGACGAATTTTTCTTTCGCATAGCTGCTTTAGCTGCTGATGTTTTACACTGTGCCATCGTAGGACGGCAAGCAGGGTAAGAACGTTTGCTATCACCTTTAGCGCTACTACGTCCACAAGGTTTCCCTGTTTTGCAATCAACCCAGCCTTTACCATTGTTTTGGCTGAACCATTTGCGTAACGAAGCTCCTTTCTCACTTTTTCTTACTGCCACTTTTACTCGCCTTCTTTTTAGAGTTGCCCCAATTAGCAGCTCCTACTTTACGGCACTTAGCTAAGGCACCTGAAGCATAAGCCGAAGGCCAGACTTTATAAGCCTTCTTTACTTTATGGTAACAAGCATCTTTATTAGTAGCCATTTTATCACCATTTCTTACAAGACCAATACCTAGCTGTAAGTTTATTCTTACCTGCAGGTGTATCACATTTATGCCTTGCACGGAAGCTCTTACGTCGCTCAGGATTGTCCTTCTTAATTGTCATGTTTGCATCGCCAAAGCGAATAATCTTCTCTTTGCCGTTTGCGCATGCCTTCACAACAAACTTTTTCCCGCCCTGTCTATCATTACGGGGTTTGTTACAGGCCATTTTAGATTTATCAATTTGCTTAGCCATAGTACCTCCGTATCAGAGAGGGGGGCCGAAGCCCCCCAATCGTTTTACGAACAGTCAACCATTACAACTGTTAGAGACATAACCGCTGCGTCTGCTGCGTTAACAGTGACAACATCGATTGTATCTTCTGCAGTGTAATACTTACCATCTGCGTAGCCAGTAGGAGTACCTGCTGACGGAGCAAGAGAGTAAGCTGCTGCTGTATTAGCGTTAACACCGTCAAGGTAGCCATCAGGGTCACTGCCGTCACCGACATCAACCGTAAGAGTGCCACCCTCTGCAGTAGTAACATTTAGAACTACCGAAGTAACCAGCGTGTTAGCTGGAACTTTGATAACTTCTAGAACATCACCTGCAGTCAGTGCTGTTAGACCTGCTGCTGAACGTGCAGCAGTAATTGCTGCAAAGTCCAAGTCTACTGTGATTGCGGATACCTTGTTGATACCTGCTGCAACGTGAGCTGCACCAGTTCCAAGTTGATAACCTTTTCCATCATTATATGTAGCCATAGTTCAGTCCTCCTTATACGCTTACAACCATAGTTGCGAGAGCTTCTGGCTTAACTACTTTATAGCCATAAACTTGCAAACCACGGATGATGTTACCGAAAGTAGTCTCTGAACGAATAGTCTCCATATTTGTCATCTGAGATGCAAAAGTGAAGCCCATCTTATGACCAGCAATACAGCTGAACTCAGAACCATTTTTATAAAGGTTGTGAGACACATACACTGTGAATCGGTCAATCATACCAAGACGACCGTTACGCAATGGTGAAGTGCTGTCACCAGTGATAGATGCGTCTTTCAAGTCTGATTGCTTGATAAGACCAGCCATCTTTGCTGGAATGACAAGGAAACGGTCCTGTTCAGGACAGTTAGCCTCATCCAACACAGTACCAGCGTCAACGATAGAATCGATAACGTTAGACTTAGTTAGAGACAATGGAGTACCAGCCACACCTAGGTTCAAGTTACCTGAGATACGACCAGCTGAAGCACCTTTGTTATCTGAAGATACGTCTGTAAGCATATCTGTCAAAACACGCTGGTCAATTTTAATCTTCATACGCTCGGAAGCGTCTTTAGACCATTGGTCCATAAGTGCAATGTCAGACTGTACTTGGTCAACGTCATCTTCAACACAAGCAAAGTACTCACCTTTGTCGATAACGAGTTGTAGTTTAGCCTTGTCAGGGTTTTCAACTGCAAGAGTTTGACCCTTAACATACGTTTTGATGGTGATTTCTGGTGTGGTACGGATGTTAACCGTATCACCGAACTGACGAATCTCACCTTCGTAGTCAGTGTTAGAGATAGCACCAAGAACTGTTGCATCATAGAAGTTCTCGATGAGCTTGCCACTCCAGATTTCTGGAATGAAGTTACCGCTGTAGTCTACGGTACGCGGTGCATTGACTGGAAAAGCCATGGTTTTGCTCCTTGTTTAAGCAGTGACAATGCGACCTTCTCGCTGGGCTGCGAAAATGTCACGTTCTATTCGGCCACGCTCATCCTCACGGCCTTTGTACTTACCCATACGAACGTTATTAAAGAACGCTTTAATATCGTCTGTAGTGTACGTCTGGCCTTCACTAGGTCTTGCTGAAGCACTAGAACGACCTCGTCCCGGTGCCACTTGCTTCTCTAGCTGCGAAGCCTGAGCCTTCCGATTGGTTTGAGCAACTGACTGACCGTTTGCCTGCTCCCAAGTAGAAAAGAAACTAGCTACACGATTTACGTCAAGGTTGCGCTGGGCATCCTCTAGGTAAGTCTGGCGGCTAATACCTGTTAGGGGGTCTACTTCCAACAACCAAGACTGGAAGTCGTGGCTATCGTTAATATCTTCCCAATTAGGTACTTTACTGGAAAGAGACGACCAAAACGCCTGTTCGTTACTTGCTGCCTGCTTCTGCGAGATTTGGTGCATTTGTGGCACCACGCTAGCCTGCAACTGACGAAGTTGTGCTTCTAGCTGAGCTACACGAGCATTGCTCTGTGCAACCTCTTCACGAGCGGCACGACGCATCACATCAATCGACTCACCGTACTCCTGCATATCTGCTTCGGTAATCAGAGGATCACTTTTTACAGGTGCCTGAGTTGGCTGCGAAGAAAGCTGTGATAGCAGCTGCTCCAGCTGTGAAACACGAGAAGTCAACTCACGATTTGTCGCGTTAAGACGCGGCACATCTTTGTTGTACATCCCTTGCAGTGTCTTGTACTTCTGTTCCCAAGTATCTTTCTCTTGAGTGTCTACCTGTCCTTGCTCCTCGGTAGTAGACTGAGGTGCTTGTTGGTAATCACTGTCGGCTACAGCCTCCTCTACAGGGGCGTCATCCTGCGCCTCAGGAGCCTCGACCTCATCGGCCTGTGCTTCCTCAGTCACTGAATTGAGTTCCTTGTACAGTTCCTGTACTGCCTCAGATTGTTTACGAACTTGCTCTGGTATTGCCATGTTGAACGCTCCTATCGGTGTGCGT